GGCTAACAAGCTTTTATTGTTGACGCTGAATAAAACAGGTTCAAACTTTGAGGGTGTTGGAATGTTGCGCCCTGTTTGGTGGTGGTGGCGAACTAAGCAACGAGTATCAAACTTAATGTGTGTAGGTCTTGATCGATGGGCTGTTCCTACTCCCAAAGTTAAAGTTGATCGTTCACAAGCTGAAGCTCTTGGTCTTAGTGATGGCGACATTGACGCAATGATTGAAGACGCTGAAGGGCAAGCCCAAAGCTTCATCAGTGCTGAACAATCTTATCTTGTAGAGAATAGTGCTGTCAGTTTTGAAACTTATGCTGCTACACCTAATCTCTATGCAAGTGGACCAATCGAAATCATAGCAAAGTGTGATTCTCAAATCTCCTCAGCGTTCTTAACTCAGTTCGCAGACTTGGGTAATACTGAAACTGGAGCAAGATCAGTCGGTGAGATTCATCTATCTGTCTTCAGAAGATCAGCTATTAATCTTTGTGATCTTGTAGCTAGTCAAGTCAGTGGAGTTGATAGGCGAGGCGGTGGAACTATCGGACGTTTAATCCGTTGGAACTATGGCCTTGTTGATCCCTCCAAACTTCCAAAGCTTACTCACACAGGTCTTGACACTGATGACTTAGCCGAATCGCTTGGCATGTTGCCAGGTCTTGTTCAGTCGGGTCTACTCACTCCCGACGATGAACTTGAAAGAGCAATAAGAGAACGTCTTGGAGCAGGTGATCTTCCTGAAGATGCTCAACGCTCTGCACTTGAAAGAACAAGCTCAGTGAAAGGTGGTGGTGCCATGGCAGCACTCACAGAGCAATTGATCAAGCGGAGGCGAAAGAATGGCTAAGAAGAGAACACAAGCTCAGACTCCAGCTCCCAAAAAAGATCAAAAGACAGGTAGCTCTAAGAATCCCAAAGGTAGCGCAAGCGGATCAAGAGGTGGAATCAAGATAAGTGACCAAGCAGTCAAGAGTCTTGAGAACATGAGAGACAAGCACAATGATCGCTATAATGCCAAATCCAAGAAAGTGGATATGGGTACACTTAAAGCGGTCTTCAGAAGAGGAGCCGGTGCTTTTTCTGTGAGCCATCGACCTGGAATGAATCGGACTCAGTGGGGTCTTGCTCGTGTCAAAGCTTTCCTTAAGTTGGTCGGAACAGGTGAAAGAAAGAAAGCTTATACTACTGATCTTGATCTACTTCCCAAAGGCCATCCACAGCGAACCGAAAAAGAAAAGAAAGCTGAAACGCTAGCTCCTAAGAAGTATGATCACATTGACTTCACTCCACCAAGGGGAGCGCAAGAGTCAGCCAAGAGAGCTTTAGAAGTTCGTGCTGATAAACCACCAAGTCAGCGAGGTATGACACCAGTAGGTATCGCTAGAGCTAGGGACTTAGCCAATGGTCAAACATTGTCACCCGAAATAGTGAGAAGAATGTTGGCATACTTCACAAGACATGAAGTAGACAAACAAGGCTCAACTTGGGACGAACAAGGCAAAGGTTGGCAAGCTTGGAACGGTTGGGGCGGTGATGCAGGATTCTCTTTTGCTCGGAAAGTAGTCAAACAAATGAATACAGCAGACGAAAAAAGCACAGCACTCCGAGCTTATGGAGAAGCTGTTCAAATCAGTTTTAATGAACCATCATATGACATTCCCGATGGTCTAACCATTGGCCGACCATTCAAGACTTTAGCTCTTGGTCAAGTCTCATCTCGTATGAGCGGTGATGCTGTTGGTAAAGAGATCAATCAAGATCTACTTCAAGAAATGGTCAGAGTCTTTAATGATCGCAAGTCTAACGACCCTGTAATCATAGACTGGCAACATGCCACTTCACCATTCCAAGGCGGAACTCCTGCTCCTCCCGAAAGTGGAAACGCTCTTGGACTTATTGTTGAGTTAGATCTTCGTGAAGATGGACTCTATGCAACTCCTGCTTATAACGAACGAGGATTAGAAGTAGTCAAAAACGCAGGTGGCGTTCTTTGGTCTAGTCCTGAGTTTCTAAATGGAGAAGTTTACTCAAGAGACGGCGGTGCCAAAATTGGAAACGCTCAACTCTTAGCAATCACACTAACACCACGACCTGCTCAATCACACGACAAGATTGAAAGGGTGACACTAAACGAAAGGACAACTTTCATGGATAACATCGAAAGCATGTCTGTTGAAGAACTCCGCCAAATGCTTGTCGCAAAAGACGAGATGGTGAAAGAGCTTGAGCAGAAAATGAAAGATCTTATGGCTGAGTCTGAAGCTTCAATGAATAAAGAAGAAGAAGACAAAGACAAAGAAGAAATGGCTGAAAAGAAAGAGGATGAGGACAAAGACAACAAGCTTGCTCATACTCCAGACCATGACGAGAAAGAAGAGAAGAAAGACTATAAGATGAGCGAGCAGATCGAACTCGGTGAGTCTACTCTCCTTAATGAGGTTCAAGCACTTCGTGAGAACAACGCTAAATTAAATGATCGTATTGAAGCCATTGAAGCCGAGAAGCGTGAAGTTGAGAAGCGTGAAGCAATCAACACTCTTTTAAATGAGGGTAAGATTACACCAAGTGAGGCAGTTGTAGCCGGCAAGGCTTTTGAGCTTCGTGAGCTTCAAAGCGAGTTTTGGCAAATGTTCTCTGAGCGACCATCAAACAGCGCAATCCCACTTGTAGAAGTTGGACATGGCGCAAGCGGTGAAGAGATCTCACGAGCAACTCTTGACGCTAAGATTCGTGAAACTGCTAATGAGAAAAGCATGAGCTATTCCGAAGCATTAAATTACATTCAACAAAATCAAACTGATTTCTACACTAAAGCTATGGAGGCTTAATCATGGCTAACACAGATAATATCATTACCCTTGTGGCTGCCGAAGCCATCACTGAGTTCGCTCTTGTGTCTGTTGACGTTGCAGGTAAAGCAACTATCACTGATGCTGCTACTGAAGACAATTGCATTGGTGTTGCTCAACGTGCTTGCTCAACTGGAGACGTTGTTGAAGTTGTTGCTTTCGGTATGACTAGAGCGATTGCAGGTGGCAACATTGCACCGGCAACAATGAATCTTCTTATGGCGACAACAGCCGAGAAGCTTGTTGCTTTCGATGGAGCTACTAGCAAATACGCAGTGGCTCGCATGATTCCAAACATCAATCAAGTAAGTGCTGCAAGTGGCGACCAAATCAAGGTCGTTTTCACTGGTCCAAGCAACCTAACTCAAATTAGCTAAGGAGATAACTCATGGCTTCAAGTTATAGTAATATACATCCAGTAGATCAAATCTTAACAAGCCTTGTTAATGAAGCGATTCCATCAGATAACCAATTGATCGCTGACAAGGTTCTTGAGACTGTCAACATCCCTGAGCGTTCAGGTACTCTTCTTTTAGAAGAAACTCGAAACTTCATGGGTGCCGGTGCAGGTCTTGACCTTGAGCGTGCTCCAGGTTCTAGTCGTGCAACCATTGGCGGTTTCGATCGTTCAAGCCAAACTTATAAAGCTTTGATCTATGGCGCTTCAGACTCCATCGCTATGGAAGACATCTTTGACAGCCAATACCCTGGCAGTGAAGAAGCTCGACTAGCGAAAAAAGTAAGCCGAGTAATTAAGCTTGCTCGTGAGAAGCGTTGCGCTGATCTTCTTTTTGGTACTGCTAACTTCAACGATGCAGACTGTGGAGTTACTTTTGGCAAAAAGTTCAATGATACAGGAGCAACGCCACTCACCTACTTACATAATCTAAAAGATACAGTGTTCGCAAATGCTCATGGTATCAACCCGGATAGTCTTGTATTTGGTCGTGCATTATTCAGAGAACTCGCAAGAAATCCTGAAGTACGTGGCTATGTTGGGAGTTCAGCAGCAGGTATCGCAAGCGGAAATCTTATCTTGAATGATGAAGCAGTTATCTCTGTTCTTCGTGACGTTCTTGGCATCCCTAACATTTATGTAGGTCAAGCACGACAAGATACAGCAGTACCAGGAGCGACTTCAAGCGAGGCAGCAATTTGGACTGATGACGTTCTCTTCATGGGTATCTTACGAGGCTCGGACGCTATTGTTCAGAAGTCAGGAAACGTTAAGGGTATACCAGTTGGCGCTCTAAACTTGAGCTTTAATA